AGACACTTTAAAAGGTGTCTTTTTTAGTACATTTTTTAAAGTTAATAATTGTAAATTTAGACAAGTTAGATCACTTGTCTTTTTTATTGTCCGTAATGACGTTAAACTATGGGATTTATGCACCTTAGACATAATAATACAAGTGATAGCGACCACTTAAAAAGCTTAGTAGAAAGGAGAAAAACAATGACAAAAGAAGAATTACAAGCAATAGGCTTAACAGATGAACAAGTACAAGAAGTTTTTAAATTAAGAGGTTCAGAAGTAAACGAACTTAAAGATAAGATATCTATTTTAGAAACAGAAAAAGCAAACTTAAATACACAAATAGAAACAGCAAATGCCCAAATAAAAGCTTTTAACGAAATGGATATTGATGCTATTAAGCAAAATTTACAAAATTATGAAACAAAATACAACGATTTAAAAATTCAATCCGAAAAAGATATAAACAATTTAAAGTTTAATCATTCATTAGATTTAGCTTTAAACAATGCGAAAGTAAAGAACGTTAAAGCTGTTAAAGCTTTGCTTGATATTGAAAATTTGTCAAATTCTAAAAATATTGATACTGACTTAGAACAAGCGATAACAAATTTAAAAGAAACAGACAGTTATTTATTTTTAGAAGAACAACCACAAGGGGCAGCGGTTGCAAAAGGAGCAACATTGCCACAAAACAAGTCAATAGCTGAGATGAGCTATGAAGACTTTTTAAAATTAGAAAAAGGAATTTAAAAAAAGAAAGGTAGGAATTAATTTATGGCAAAATTCGATTCTAAAACATTTAATGCAGAAGCTTTTGGAAAGTATTATTCAGCAGTTGAAAACACAAAGAAACAAGAGCTTAAAAAATCAAGAGCTGTTGTATCAAATACAGCTTTAAAAGAAGTTTTTCAAAATAACTCACAAACTGGCACAGCTTATGCAGTAATACCATATTATGGTTTACTTGCTGGAGATGCTCAAAACTATGACGGAGTTAGTGATTTAACACCAACAACAACTACTACTTTTGAACAAGGAGTTTTCACTTACGGAAGAATGAAAGGTTGGACAGAAGCAGATTTCGCTTATGATATTACAGGCGGAACTGACTTTATGGCAAACGTTAGAACACAAATACAAGAATACTGGGCGAACATCGACCAAGACGTGTTGTTATCAATTTTAAAAGGTATTTTCTCAATGAATGGTGCTGAATTAAAAAGTGCTAACAAAAACTTTGTTGCAAAGCATACTCTTGATATTTCAAAAACAATAGCAGAAGCAACAGATGAAACAACTTTAGTTGGTGTATCAACATTAAATACAGCTATTCAAAAAGCTTGCGGAGATAACAAGAATAAATTTGCTCTTGTATTTATGCATTCAAACGTTGCTACTAACTTAGAAAACTTAAAACTTTTAAAATACTTAACTTACACAGATGCAGAAGGTATTGAAAGAGAATTAGGACTTGCAACTTGGAACGGAAGAACTGTAATTGTTGATGACTCAATGCCAACAGAAGAAAAGAAAGGGACAAACAACTATACTCAATATACTACTTACATTCTAGGCGAAGGAGCATTCGGCTTTGAAGAAGTAGGAGCAAAAGTGCCTTTTGAACTTTACAGAGACCCTAAGCATAGAGGCGGAGAAGATACATTAATTTCAAGAATAAGAAATGCAATTTCAGTTGCTGGTATTTCTTACTTAAAGAGATCACAAGCAACAAACTCTCCAACTAATGCTGAACTACAAAAACCAGAAAACTGGTCTCTTGTAAATGACGGAACAGATGCTATCAATGATAAAGCAGTACCTTTTGCAAGAATTATTTCAAGAGGTTAAGCAAAAAGGAGTGATAACTTATGAGTTATCTTAACTATACAGATTTTAAAGGAGTAGTAGGGGAATTAATCCCCGAAACTCTTTTTAATCAGTACAATTCATTAATTGAACAAAAAATAGACTATTATACTTTTAACAGAATTAAAGAACAAAAACATTTTGAACTTGCGAAAAAATGCTCTATAACTCTTATTACAAACTTACACAATAATTTTAAAAATGTAAATGTTGTTGTTGAAGAAAATGGCAAAATAAAAACTTCTGAAAGTATTGGCGAACAAAAAGAAAGCTACTATGTACCAACTTTTGAAGATATTGCAAAACTAACAAATTTAAAAAGTGAATACATTTACAGTACAATCAAAGAATATTTTGGTCTTACTGGTCTAATGTATAGGGGTTTTTAAAATGTTTACTAATACAAAATGCACTGTCTTTGTAAAAGAACGAAAAGGCAGAGAAGACATTTATAAAAGTTACATTTACAATTGCCATTTTGAAGAAAACAGAGGTTTTAACCTTACAGCATCAGCAAGAGCTATTGACGAAGTAAACAACGTTAAAATCTTTATAAATTTAAAAGATATTATAAAAGACATATCAAAGGGCGACTTTATATGTAAAGGCGAAATAAACGGCAATTTTAGTTCATTAGAGCTAATAAAAAAGCAACAGCCTAAAACGTATATTATAACCTCAGTTGATACCTTTGACTATGGCAGTAAACACTTACAACATATAAAAATAGGAGCTAAATAATGTTAAAATTTAGAACTTTTAATTGTAATATTGGCGACTTAGTCAATGCAAGACAACTTAATCAACAACAAGCGGTTCAAAAATTTATAGACAGCGAAGTTATAAGGCGAATGGATCCTTTTGTTCCATTAAGAGACGGAACACTTAAAAATGCATCGATAACTCAAACAAACATCGGCTCTGGGGATATTAGGCAAAAAACACCTTATGCTAGACGTTGGTATTACACACAAGCGAACTTTAACGAAGCTCCAAGACGTGGTTGTAAATGGTTTGAACGTATGAAAGCACAACAAAAAGACAGTATTTTAAGAGGTGCTGCACAAATAGCAAGGAGTAGAGCAAAATGATAAAAACTGTAATAGAAAGTATAAGAGAATATTTTGATAAGTGTCCATTGTTAAAAGCAGATGCAAAACTGAATTTAGATTATTTAGGTTTAGAAGATGTTGAATATGGCATTTATTCTGAACCAGTCAATCCTTTAATTAAAAGATATGTTGACGGCGACGAATTAAAACAACATACTTTTGTTTTTGCTGTTAAAAACTTGATGAGCGATAGCTATATCACACAGCTTGAAAACATTAGCTTTTTTGATAAATTCATACAATGGATAGAAGAAAATAATAAACAAAGAAACTTGCCAAAACTAGAAGGCAAAAGACAAGCTCAAAGGCTTGAAATATTAACAAATGGTTATTTGATAGCACAAGACGAAGGAAAAGCACAATATCAAATACAAATGAGATTAATCTACAAGGAGGAATATTAATATGCCAGAACCAGCAGTATCAAAAGAATTAAAAGCATTACAAGAATTTAATGGACTTGTTTTAAGATGCGAAAAAGTTAGCTTTATGGAAGTAAACGGAAAGTATTATAGAATGAAAGGCTTTACTGATTTACCAACATCAAAAGAAGCTCAAGAATATTCTAGAACTTACGTTGATGAAAGTTCAGAAAGAACATCAACAGTTGGAGTTACTTCATCAACTGAATTTACACTAGACTATTACAAAGGAAATCCAGTTCACGAAAGAATACAAGAAGTATTTGACAAAGAACAAATAGGCGATAAAGCAACAGTAAACATTGTTGTTGTTGATTTTAGTAAAGAAGCTAGAACAGCGGGTTTTTATGCAATTAAAAGAAATGTAACAATTGTTCCAGACACAGAAGGAGACGGAACAGAAGCTTATCAATACAGCGGAACATTTAAAGCAAATGGAAAAGCTATTGAAGGAACAGCAACAGCAGTTGAAAGCGACAAAGACTGGTTGACTATTACATTTAAAGACGGATTTGAAGCTAAAACAGCTTAATACATTTTAAAAGGGGAGTTTTTACTCCCTTTTTAATTTTATTTTTTTATAAAGGAGATATAAAACAATGGCAAAATTTCAAAAAAAAGATAGAAGATTAAAACTAGAATTTGGAAGAAAAGAATATTTCATTGATGTTACAGACGAAAATTTAAAAAAAGAAGTACAAAAATTTAGTGAAATAATAAAAGAAAATGAAAATATTGACAGCATAAAATCAAAAATGAAAGACTTAATCAAAGTAATTTTAGGATCTAATGCTTATGACGAAATTAAACAAGAAGAATTTGAAAACAGAGAAATTAATTTTTATGAATTATTTGATATTTGCGAATATATTTTGACAGAAATAACAAATTATACAAAAGAATTTGGCGAAAAACAATTGCAAATTATTTCAAAATATTCAGATAGAGTTTAGAAAAAATGAATATTTTAATTGATAAATTGCCACAAAAAATAGACAATATAGAAATCAATACAGATTTTAGAAACTGGATGCTTTTTGAATTAATTTTGCAAGACAAAGAATTAAGCGAACAAGAGCAATTTTTGGAAATAATAAATGTAACATTAAAAGACGGAATTAATGCTATATCAAAATTAGAAAAAAACGAGCTAAAACACGTTATAAACAATTTGTTATGGTTTTATACTTGTGATAGGTATAAAAACGAAAAAAACAACAAAATTTTTGATTTAAAGCAAGATTTTAAAACTAAGTCAAAAACAATTTATTCTTTTGAATATGATGCAGAATATATTTTTGCATCTTTTTACGAATGTTACAAAATAGATTTAACAAAAACAAAAATGCACTGGTGGAAATTTAAAACTTTATTTGCAAATTTAAGTGATAATTGTATTTTTAGTAAAATTATGCAATATAGGTCAATTGAAATAAACAGCAAAATGAGCAAAGAAGAAAGAAAATTTTATTTAGAGAAAAAAAGAATTTATGCTTTGCCAGATTTAAGAACATCAGAAGAAAAAGAAAGCGACTTTGCCAATTCTTTATTTAAAATGATGTAGTAAAGGTAGGCGATGTAATATAGAAAAGAAAAAAGAAAACAAAATTTATTGGTATTATTGCCCTAATTGTAAACAAAAAATATTAAAATACAAAGAAGGTGCTTTTGCTAATAAATTAATGATAAAATGTAAAAAATGTAAAAAAGAAATTGAAATAATTATTAAATAAATTGAGCCGTTGAGCCTTAATATTTATCACTTTTAAAAGAAAGGGGGAATTGTTTATGGCAGACGGCTCTTTGATTTTTGATACCAAACTGGATAGTACGGGTTTTAAAGACGGCATGTCTAAAATGAAAGGTCTTGCACTTACAACAGCAGGAGCTATTACAAAAAGTATTGGAATAGTTGGTGCAGCAACCGCTGCATTAGGTGGTTTCGCAATAAAAGCTGGAATGAGTTTTGATGCTGGAATGAGTGAAGTTTCAGCAATTTCTGGTGCAACTGGTAAAGACTTAGAAATGTTAAGAGAAAAAGCCAAAGAAATGGGAGCAACAACGAAATTTAGTGCGACAGAATCAGCTGAAGCTCTTAAATATATGGCAATGGCTGGTTGGAAACCACAACAAATGATGCAAGGTTTAAGCGGTATAATGAACTTAGCAGCAGCAAGTGGCGAAAACTTAGGAATGGTTTCAGATATTGTAACAGACTCTTTAACAGCTTTTGGTTTGTCAGCGGATCAAGCTGGAAAATATGCTGACGTTTTAGCTGCAACATCAACAAATTCAAATACTAACGTTTCATTACTTGGCGAGTCTTTCAAATATGTTGCTCCACTTTGTGGTGCATTAGGTTACACAGCAGAAGACACAGCAGTTGCTCTTGGTTTAATGGCAAATGCGGGTGTAAAAGGTTCAATGGCTGGTACTTCTTTAAAAAATTCATTGGCAAGACTTGCTAAACCAACTAAAGAAGTATCAAAAGGCTTACAACAAGTTGGACTAACAGCACAAGATTTACAAGGTATTCCACTTAATGAAGTTTTATTAAAATTCAGAAAAAGTTTTGCTAATTTAAGCAAAGAAGAAAAAGCAGCTGCTGCAAGTGCTATTTTCGGGAAAGAGGCAATGTCTGGAATGCTTGCAATTATAAATGCTAGTGATGACGATTTTAACAAACTAACAAACAGCATTAATAATTCAAGTGGTGCAGCGGAAAAAATGGCAAAGATAATGAATGATAACTTAAAAGGCGATATTACAATATTAAAATCAGCTCTTGAAGGTTTTTCAATATCTTTATATGAAAATGTAGATAATCCACTTAGACAAATAGCTCAAAAGGCAACAAAATACATTGATAAACTTAATGAAACAGTAAAAAAAGATATATCAAAACTACCACAAGTAATTGGCGATATATTAGGAGATATAGCGACAAATTTGGCTGCACAATTACCAAAATTTGCTGAAATTGGCTCTAAAATAATAATCGGACTATTAGACGGTATTCAAAACAATTCAAATAAAATAGGGAACAGTTTAGCAACATTAGCAGAAGTTTTAATCACTAATATTTTAAAAATTAGTGAAAAAATGATAAAAACAGGTGCTACTTTACTTTTAAAATTTGGCGAAGGTTTAACGAAAAGTATTCCTAAAATAATGAATACAGCAACAGAAGTTATAAATAATTTATTAGACTTTTTTATAAATAACGTTGATAAATTTTTCAAAGTAGGTACAGATGTACTTTTAAAAATTGCCGAAGGTTTAGAGCAAAATTTACCTAAAATTTTACCAAAAGCAATTGATGCAATGGTTAAATTGCTAGTTACTTTTTCACAAAATATAGAAAGATTTTTAGAAATAGGCATTAAAATAGTTAATGCAATCATACAAGGTTTAATTGCTGCATTGCCTAGACTTTTGAGTAATGCAGATAAAATTGTAAATGCTTTATTAAAAATATTCTTAGCTTTTAAAGCTTTATCAGTTGGTAAAAAAATTGTTTCAGAAATAGCATCAGGACTTTTGAAAAATAGTTCATTAGTAAAAACAGCAACTAAAAAACTAATAGATGAAATGATTTTAAATTTTAACACACACAAGCCAATGTTTTTAAGTCAAGCAAAATCATTAATAGCAACATTTACAAGCGGTTTAAATAATGCTAGTGGTGGTCTTATAAGTGCTGGTAGTGGCTTACTAGGCAAACTTACAGTTGGAATGACTGGTGCATTTGGTAAAATTGCTGCTATTGGTGGAAAAATCATTGCAACATTAGTTAGTGTATTGTCAAATCCTATTGGACTTGTTGCAGTTGGTGCAATTATAATTAGTTACATTGTAGGCTCTTTTGATTTAACACAAATTGCCGCAAAAGGCGGAGAAATTATTGGCTCTTTGATTAGAGGAATTTTTTCGGTGTTGCCTAAGTTGTGGGAAGCAGTAAAAAGCATTGTAACTGGTATTGCAAAAATGCTTAATCCATTAAACTGGGTAAAAGCTGGTGTAAATTTAGTAAAAGGTCTTGTAAATGGTATCACTGGCAAAAAAGAAGAAGTAAAACAAGCGACAAAAGAAACAGTTGAAAAAGGAGCAAATGAAGGTGCAAATAGTGCAGATGTATCACAAGCACCAAAACAAACAATTCAACAATTAGTTGCTGGCATTAAAAACGGAGAAACAGATGTTGCTCAAAGCTTTAAACAACTTGTTGAAAAAGGCTTAACAAATTCAGAAATCAATCAACTTGCTTTAAAAGCTGGACAAACAACAAACGATAGTTACTTACAAGGACTTTTAAGTAATGGCGAAAGCGGACTTAGAACAGCTTATAACAATTTAAGAACTACAACAAGTAATGAGCTTGAAATTGTTGCAAAATTAGCAAAATTAAAAGGTATTGATACATTAAACGGCTTCACAGACGGAGTCGCATCAGACGGAACAAAACTTGAAGATGTTATCAAATCTTTACGAGATAAAGGCTTGACTGGTTTTGATTTAGCAGAAAAAGTTTTTGAACTAGGACAAAAAGGGACTCTGAAGTACGGAGAAGGTATTTCAGCTCAACAACAAGCAGTACAAGAAAAAGCAAAACTAATTGCAGAAACGGCAAGAAATCCATTAGAATTTGCAGAACAAGCTTTCTCACAAGGTTTAATCAATATGGAAAAGTTTGGTAATGGATCAGCTGAAGGAATGCAATTTGTAAAACAATACATTCAAGACGGCATTCTACAAGGCAAATCATATTTAGAAATATCCGAAGAATTAAGACAAATGGGTTTAACAAATATGAATGCTTTTTCAGACGGAACGAATGGCGGTCTAATACCAATACAACAAGCTTATCAACAATTGAAACAAATGGGAGTTAGTGAAACTCTAATTCCAGAAATTTTACAAGCCAACGGCTATACAAACGTAAATGGTTTGTCAATGGGTCTTGCGAGTGGTAAAAGTCTTTTAGAAAGTACACTTATTACAACAATCAATGACCCATTATTGCAAAGTTTACAACAAGGGCAAACAGATGCAAACACTGGCGGAAATGATGTCTCAAAAAATATTGCAAGCGGTATTTCAAGTGGTGGCGGAAATGTAAAAACAGAAATGGGATATTTAACAAAATACATTTCAGACGGAATGGAAAAAGCAAAAAGCAATTCTGGTACTAAGTCAAAAGAAATGATGTCAAATATTTCAAACAATGTAAAAGGCGGTGTTCCTGCTGTTGTTTTAGGCATTGCACAAATGGCACAAAATGTTGATAGTAATTTGAACAATTTAAAAAGTACAAGTTCAAGCACAATGACAAGTACAATGTCTGGTCTTAGCTCATCAGTGAAAAGCGGTTCAAATGATGTAAAAAGTAGTATGAACGATATGGCAAAGGGCATTAATACCGAGTTGTCAAATATGGCAAGAAATGTTACACAAGACACAAGCAGAATGATGTCAGATACAGCAAGCACAGTGTCAAGCGGAGCAAGTAAAGTGCAATCAAGCTTTTCTAGTATGTGTTCAAGCAGTATAAGCTCAATTAATGGCTTTTCTGGACAATTTTACTCAGCTGGTAGTAATTTAGTTCACGGCTTAGCAAATGGTATTTCAGCTGGTAGAAGTTCAGCACTAGGGGCAGCCGTCAGTGTTATGAGGGGAGCAATTGCCGCTGCAAAATCAGCTGCTGGCATTCATTCTCCTTCAAGAGTAATGCGAGACGAAGTAGGTATAATGCTATCAAAAGGTCTTGGCATAGGTATTGAAAAAGAAGGACGAAATGTTTTGCATTCAGCAAAAGACTTTATAAGCGAGATTATTTCAAAAATGCAAGGTTCAGTTGATTTAGAAATGAATACACTTTTTAATGGCGGACGTTCATATAAACCTAGTTTTAACATTGACGACAATGGCAATTCGTTAGTATCAATAAAAGATGGAACAATTGTTGTAGTATCACAATTAGACGGCAGGGAAATAGGCAGAGTTACAGCTCCTTTTGTTAGTCGTGAATTATCAAAAGAGAAAAGGAGATAAAACATTGAAAATATTTAGTTTACAAGATTTTAAAAAATATAATGCTAATGTTTTACAACCTATAAAAATAGAAGCATCAAAAATTATTAGAGAATATTTTGATTTTAATAATAATGTAATTTACGGAGATAAGTCTATTGGCTTATCTCTTGTTAAATTCAAAATAGAATTAACTGGAACAAGAGCAGAAATAAAAAGAAATAAAGCTAATTTATTATCAGAACTTGAAATATGCAATCTTGATCTAAACGATAATAGAATATATAAAGGTCGTTTTATAGAACAAAGCATAGACGAAATATACAATGGTTTTGAAATAATTGAAGTTGAAGCAAATTGCATTGTTTTAAGTAAAAATGAAATAACAAAAACACTTAACAACACTGGTTCAATTCAAATCGTTTTAAATGACACTACAAGTACGAATTTTAAAATAAAATTAACTGGTAATGCTACTAATATAGTTTTAACAAGTAATGCAAAAATAGACGTAAAAATTAGCAAATTAAGCGGAACAATAATCATTGACAGCGAAGAAAAGACAATAAAAGATGCAATTGGAAATAATGCTTATAAATTTGTAGATCTATTTGATTTTCCTTGTTCAAATTTTACAAAAAATATTTTAGTACAAATTACTGGCAACGGCACTTTTACAACTGAAATTAGCTATTTTGAAAGGTTGATATAGTATGTTAAATGTATATAATCAATTAAAAGAAAAAGTATTTGCAACAGAAGAATACAACAATGCAAATGTAATTTTTGAAATAAATAAATTGCAAGTTTTAAGTTTTGAAATTCCAAAATGGCATTTAAAATATTTTGAACTTGAAGGCTATATAGAAACAAAAGAGCAATTTTTTGTAATAAAAGAAATAGCAGAACGTTCAGACTGTTACGAGGTAACTTGTTTTCAAGACATTGAAGTTTTTCAAACTTTTCATAAGCAGAAAACTTATGCAACTAAAAGTGTTGATTTTATGCTTAACGACTTGCTACCTAGTGGCTGGCAATTAATAAACAAAGCAGATGCTAGAAAAAGAACAGTAACAGGAAACGACATTGACGGTTACGAGCTTATACAAAAAATAGTAAAAACTTTTGAAGTTGAAATTATTTTTGATAACAAGAAAAAAACTTTAACTGTTGGAAATGAACTTATGCAAGACATAGGAACATACTTCACAAAAGAACTTAACTTACAAGAAATATTTTTGACAAGTGAAAGCCACGAACTTATAACAAGAATAATACCAATCGGAAACGATAACTTAGGTATAGAAAGTGTAAACAATGGAAAAAATTACATTGAAAATACAACAAATTCCCA